GCCATGACTCAACAATCTACAGGAAAGCTAGAGCTGATAGCTCGTATCTTTGCAGAAACAGGCGTTAAATCGCTTTTCAAGGGCATCCTACACTTACTATGTAAATACCAAGACCGAGAGCAAACAGTGCGTATGCGTGGACAATGGGTGCAGTTTGATCCTCGTGAATGGTCTAACCAATATAATGTCACAATCAACGTAGGTTTGGGCAATGGTAATCGCCAAGAACAGATTGCTACATTGCAAATGATTCTAGCTAAACAAGAGCAAGTTATTCAGCAGTATGGCATAAACAATCCGTTAGTCAGCTTAAGTCAATATCAGAAGACGCTGGCTCGCATGATTGAGATGGCTGGATTCAAGGACACAAGTTCATTCTTGAATGACATCACACCAGAGGTTGAACAAATGGTTGCTCAACAAGCAGCACAAACTCCACCAGATCCTAACTCTGAAGCAGCTCAGTTACTTGCACAGGTAGAACGTGAAAAGGCAGACCTAAAAGCAAGAGCAGACGCAGCTAAGAATGAATTAGAGCGTGAGAAGATGGCTGTAGACAATGCTCGCAAACAGTTAGAGCTTGAGCAGAAAGCAGCTAAAGATAATGCTGAGTTGGCACTTAAAGAACTGAAGCTGTACATAGAGGCATCAAAGGCTCAACAAAATAACGATTCTGCACAGCTTGACTCTGTAATGAAGGCGATAAGTACATTGCAGAATATGTCAAAAAGTGATATAAATGGCTAGTCAAAATAGGTAAAAATTATATGACTAAGACTGAATGGGCTATCAATTTACTTGATAGTGAGCATTTTAAGGAAGTGTTTAAAGAATTAAGAGATGTTGAGCTAAGCAAGATTGTTAACTCAGATCCAAACGACATTCAAGAAAGAGAAACTGCTTACTTGATGATAAACGCTTACAACAAAATCTACTCTTCAATTGAAGCTATGGCTACTGAGAAGAAGATGGTTGAGAAGCGCTTTAAGATTTGGTAAATATCTTACCAAACGTAAGCCAAGCGAAGTTGGCATAAAAGGAAATTTAAAATGACAGACACCAACCCAAACGGGAGTGAAAATCAACAGCCGTTAGGCACTATAAATGAAGCAGCATCATCGTTCTTTAATTTACTAGGTGGTGACGAAGCACCCGAAGAAGGGCAAGCGGAAGAACAACCAGTAGAGATGCAAGAAGATGAAGGTGAGGAATACGAGCCTGAGCAGTATGATGAAGATGGCGCAGAAGAGGACTCTGATGAAGAGCCTGTACAAGACGAGCCAAAACGGTTCAAAGTCAAGGTGCATGGTGAAGAGTTAGAACTATCCGAAGATGAGCTAATCAGTTATGCACAGCAGGGCGCTGACTACACCAAAAAAACGCAGCAATTAGCAGAACAACGCAAGGCTCTAGAAGCCGAGATGCGTTCTGTAGAGGAAGCTAAGCAATTGCGAGATGCTTACGCTGATAGGTTGCAGATGATTGAGCAGTTGCTGTCTGCCCAAGAATCAACGGAAGACCTAGAGACTCTAAAAGAGAATGACCCAGTAGGTTACGCAGTGAAGGTTGCTGAACTTCAGCAAAGAGACAAGCAGCTACATGCTGTGCAACAAGAGCGCTACCGAATTGCTCAAGAGCAACAAGCGGAACAGGCTCAAGCGTTGCAACAGTATATGGCTCAACAAGCTCAAGAACTTGCTAGAGTGCTTCCAGAGTACGCTGATCCTGAGAAGGGTGAGAAACTGCGTGGCGATATGCGTAAATTCGCAAAGAGCGTTGGATTCTCAGATGAAGAGTTGTCTATGGTCAGAGACGCTCGCCAAGTAATGACATTGTATAAGGCAATGCAATACGACAAGTTGCAGCAAGCTAAACCGCAAGTTACTAAGCGTGTTAGTGAAGCTCCAAAGACATTAAAATCTGGTAATGGCGTTAAAGCCACAGATGCAGACAAAGTTAAACGTGCTAAACAGCAACTCCGACAAACTGGCAAAGTCAAAGACGCTGCTAGGATTTGGGAGCAATTTTTATAAAGGATAAATCATGGCTACATATCAAACCTATCAAGCGGTTGGTCAACGTGAAGACCTAATCGATGTAATTTACAACATTTCTCCTACAGACACTCCATTCATGAACTCTGTAGGTAAAACAAACGCAACTGCTCGTTTGCACGAGTGGCAAACTGACAGCTTGGCTGCTGTTAACGTAAGCAATGCAGCAATCGAAGGTGCAGACGCTTCTTCAGCTACATTGTCTCCAACAGTTCGCTTGGGCAATCGTACACAAATCTCCCAAAAGACCATCAAGATTTCTGGTACTTTGGACACAGTTAACAAAGCAGGTCGCAGATCTGAAAAGGCTTACCAATTAGCTAAGGCTTCTGGTGAGTTGAAACGTGACATGGAAGCAATTCTGTTGTCTAACCAAGTTGCTGCTGACGGTAACGGTTCTACAACTGCTCGTACATTGGGTGGCTTGCAAACATGGTTGAACTCTAACTACAACGGTACTGGTACTGCTGGTTCTGGTGGTACAACTGCTCGTGTAACTGGTACAGATCGTGCATTCACTTCAACTTTGTTGAATACAACAATGCAATCTTGCTTCACAAATGGTGGCTCTCCAACAATGTTGTTCGTAACACCAGCACAAAAGGTTGTTGCTTCTACATTCACTGGCGTTGCTACACGCTTCCGTGACGTACCTGCTTCTCAACAAGCACAAATCATCGCTGCTGCTGATGTATACGTTTCTGACTTTGGTATCATCCAAATCGTTCCAGATCGTTTCATTCCTAACACAGACAATGATGACTGCGCATTCTTGGTTGATACAGAGATGGCATCTGTTGCTTACTTACGCCCATTCCAAACTAACGAATTGGCTAAAGTTGGTGACTCCGAGCAAACTCAGTTGTTGGTAGAGTACACTCTCCAAGTTAACAACGAAGCAGCTCACGGCATCATCGCTGACTTGACCTAGTAAAAGGACAGGGAGGGGAGAAATCCTCTCCCATCTATCATGACTGATAAAGTTATAAGCAATGGCATTACTGCCACAGAATTCAAAGACGATGGTGATCAATTAATCATCACTCAAAAGCAAAACATTACTGGAATCATAGAGGCTAACAAGGCTGAGTATGCCGAGAATGCTAGTGTTACAGGATGGGGAGACACCCTAAATAATCGTGTAGCTAGAATCCCATTGACAGTTTTTGCTGATTTAGAAAAACAAGGAATCACAAGAGGCTTCACAGTCATTGACATGAAGCGTTTTAAAGAATGGCTGAATAATCCTGACAATCGGGTGTTCAGAACTAGAGCAGGAAGAATCTAATGGCATTCACATCTTATTCTGACTTAAAGACCACGATAGCAAATTACCTCGCAAGAAGTGATTTGACTAACGTTATTCCTGACTTCATACAGTTAGCTGAGAATCGTCTACGCAGAGAGTTAAGAATAAGACAAATGTTAAAGGTGTCTACAACTACATCTACAGCTAACGATTCAACCGTTGAGCTTCCATCAGACTTCTTAGAGATGCGTGATTTGCATTTGAATACAAATCCGATTGCTGTGTTGAAATATGACGCACCAAACGTTTTTTATCGTAATACGTTCTCTACAATTAGTGGCAAGCCAACAAACTATACAACTCTAGCACAGGAGTTCCAATTAGCTCCTATCCCAGACACTAACTATACATTGCAGATGCTTTACTATGCTTCGCCTCCATACTTGAGCGACACTAATCCATCAAATGTATTCTTAGCAAATTGTCCAGATTTGTTGCTCTATGCTTCTTTAGCTGAAGCAGAGCCATACCTAATGAATGATGCAAGACTTGAGACATGGGCTGCATTGTATCAACGTGGTAAAGATGCACTGGCAATCTCTGATGATCAAGGTGAGTATTCTGGCTCTCCGTTAACAATGACAGTAGCTTTTAGATAGAGGAATAAATCATGGCTGAAATGAGTAACTACTTAGAGAATGCGCTGATAAATGGAACGGTTCGTGGTACTACATACACAGCCCCATCTACCGTTTATGTTGCGCTATATACTTCCGACCCAACAGACGCAGACACAGGAACTGAGGTTTCTGGTGGCTCTTACGCACGTCAATCTGTTACGTTTGCTGCACCGTCAAATGGACTTTGCGCTTCTAACGCTGACGTAACATTCCCACAAGCTACTGGCAACTGGGGAACTGTTGGCTGGATCGGTCTTCGTGATGCATTAAGTGGTGGCAATTTGCTTTACCATACACCGCTAGATGCAGCAAAAACTATTGAGACAGGCGATATCTTCAAGATTGCCTCTGGAAACTTAACAGTACAATTGGCTTAATATATGCCTTTAGTCTTATCAGACAGAGTACAGGAAGAAACAACCACAACTGGCACTGGTGCTGTCACGCTTACTGGTGCTGTTAGTGGCTATCAATCCTTTAACGCAGGTGTTGGCACAGGTAACACTACTTACTACACAATCCAAGACATGACAAACAATGCTTGGGAAGTAGGTATTGGTACATATACGCACTCTACGACATCATTATCTCGTGATACTGTGCTTGCATCTAGCAACTCAGGCTCATTAGTTAATTTTGGCGCTGGTACAAAGCAAGTGTTCGTGACGTATCCTGCTAAACGCAGTGCGATGACTACTGGTATCCACGAAAACAAAGCAACCATTGATACTAACTACACTATTTCAACAGATGCTAACGCTATGAGTGCTGGTCCTATAACTGTAGCAAGTGGTGTAACGGTAACTGTGCCTTCAGGCTCTAACTGGGTGATTCTATAATGAGTGTAATTATAAATGGAAATACTGGCGTATCTGGTGTAGACGGTTCTGCATCAACTCCTGCTGTGCAAGGTAATGACGCAAATACAGGAATGTTCTTTCCTGCTGCTGATACCATAGCCTTCGCTGAAGGTGGAACAGAGGTTATGCGTATAAATAGTAATGGTAATGTTGGGATTGGGACTACTAGTCCTGCCGCTCCACTTCATGTTAGTGGTTATATGTATATGCAAGACCCTAACAATGCTGTGTTTTTCTCTAATGGTAGTACAGGTGCTTATTATTTTAGAAAAGGCACTACTAGCTCTTACACCGACCAAATGATTATTGATTCTAGTGGCAGAGTAACAACGCCATTTCAACCTGCATTTTTAGCATATACAGCATCAACTACCAATACGACAGTAACTTCTGGCAATGCAATAAATTTTACATCAACAATGTTTAATGTTGGTTCTAATTGGAATACAAGTACAAGTAGATTTACTGCACCAGTAGCTGGAAAATATTACCTTAGCATAAATATATATACAGCAAATGGAGCAAGCCAAAAGTCACTTGTATGGAGAAAAAATGGGTCTGACATTATACTTCCATCAGCCGATGCAATAGTTCATTATCAAGGCACAGTAAATATAGGTGACTTTACGCTTTCTGGAAACACTATATTAGATTTATCTGCTGGAGATTATATTCAAATAGCAGTTCGTGGCGGCGGGGCAAATCTTACTTATTACCAAGGCCACTCATACATTATGGGATATTTAATAGGGTAAATTATGGCAACTTATACAATCACACTTTCAGACGCAGAAGATAAAGCATTAGGCGTAGTAGCCCTTTCTCAACAAGATTGGATTGATAATGCCGTTCATGAACGCTGCCGAATCGCAATAGATGAAATTGTAAAT